ATGGATTACACAGTACGCAATCCAAATGACATGACAGGCGCAGAGCGTTATGCCGAGATTATTACGATCCTGGTGGGCGCGATTGTCCGCCGCAAGATTTGCCAGCATAATCAATTAAATAGCTTAGAAAATGAGAGAAGTTTGACTGGACTTCCCTCCGCTTCGAAGCATTCATGTCCCAGCCGCAAACCCACGCAAGTGAGAGCGGAGAAAGGGGCAAAACAATGAAAATAGACATATTAAAAGAGTATGCCGCGCTGGAAGCGATGGAGACCAAACAGCTGCTCCAAGTCTGGAACCGGCATTTTGATGCGCCTCCCCAGTCACGCAATAATCGCACCTACCTGACCAATCAGATCATCTATCGGATGCAGGAGCTGGCTTATGGTGGATTGACCAAATCAACGATTGATCGTTTGGAAGCGCTGGCCGAAGGCAAAACCGTCCAGCAGCGTCGCAGTGATGTCGGTCGCCTGGCGGTGGGAACACGATTGGTGCGGGAGGTCAAAGGTGTTGAGCATCATGTGTATGTGTTGGCTGATGGCTATGAATATCAGGGGCTGAAATATAAAAGCCTTTCCGGTGTCGCATTTGCCATCACAGGGACACGCTGGAACGGCAATGCATTCTTTGGCTTGGGCAAGAAAGAGGACAGCGAAAAACAACCCTATCATCGCGCCAGAAAGGCACGTGCATGATGGAGGACAAGAAAATCCTGCGCTGTGCGATCTACACCCGCAAATCCACCGAGGAAGGTCTTGATATGGATTACAACACGCTGGATGCCCAGCGCGAGGCTGGTGAAAAATATGTCGAGGCGATGAAGCATGAGGGCTGGCGGATTATACCAGACCTATATGATGATGGCGGGTTTTCGGGTGGGAACATGGAGCGACCAGCGCTCAAGCGTTTGATTGAGGATATCAAAGCTGGCCGCATTGATATTGTGGTTGTTTACAAAGTCGACCGTCTCTCACGCTCTTTGATGGATTTTGCCAAGCTGGTGGAAATTCTGGACAAACACGGTGTGAGCTTTGTGTCCGTCACCCAGCATTTTAACACCAAGGATTCGATGGGACGACTGACCCTCAATATCCTGCTGTCCTTTGCCCAATTTGAACGCGAGGTCACCGGCGAGCGCATCCGCGATAAATTCGCCTCATCCAAAATGAAAGGTATGTGGATGGGTGGCCCGCCACCGCTGGGTTATGATGTCGTGGATCGAAAACTCATTACCAATCCAAAGGAAGTCGAGCTGGTCAATATTATCTTTGATCGCTTTGCCGCGCTGGGGTCTATCGCCTTATTAGCGCAGGAATTAAATAAATCAGGTCATCGCACCAAGCATTATATCAGCCGCACAGGAAAACCGGTGGGAGGGAAACCCTTTACTGAAAATCCCCTGCGCACATTTTTGCAGAACCGTCTCTTCCTCGGTGAAGTCCATCATAAAGGCAAATATTATCCAGGGCAGCATCAGCCGATTATCACGCAGGCGCAGTTTAATGCCGCCCAAGCCATCTTTGCTGAAAACAGTAAAGGAAAACGCAAACGCACGTTTCAAGCCAAATCAAAAGCTCTTCTGAAAGGTATTTTGGTATGCGGTGGTTGTGGCGGTGCGATGTCCCCCACCCATACGAACAAGGGCAAAAAGAATTACCATTACTATTCAGCGAATTCCTATCGCCGTCAATCATGCGAGCTTTGCCCTGCCAACCGTATCCCCGCTGGTGAAATCGAAGAAGTCGTCAAAGGCCAATTACAGAGCATCTTTGTGAAGCCTCAAGTCATCGTCGATGTCTGGAAGAAGGTCAAAACCGATATTCCCAATTATAACGAAGCAGATTTGCACAGTACGATGCAGCGCATGGGGTCATTGTGGGACATTCTTGTGCCTGCTGAGCAGAAACGTATCACGCATCTATTGATCGACCGTGTCGCGGTACATGGAAATTGTATTGATATTGAATATCGCGCGAATGGCATCGAAAACATTCTTTCCCAATTGCAACAGGAGATAGAACACAAAATCAAAGAAGGAGCGGACGCATGAACCTACAATACCATGCAGAAGATCAAAAAATCATTGTGCGCATTCCAATCAATCTGCGGCGCTGGGGCGGCAAAAAAGTCTTGGTTGGCCCACAAGGGCAAGATTTGAGAAGTCTTGATTTAGAAGTGCGCAAAGATGAAAAGCTGCTTAAGGCGCTGGGTCGTGCGTATCGCTGGCACAAAATGATCGCGATAGGACAATATCAGTCCGTGTCCGAGTTGGCGGAAGCAGAAAATATCAATAAATCCTATCTTCAGCGCATGATGCGTTTGATGCTTTTATCGCCGCGTATCGTTGATGCCATCCTCAACGGACAACAGCCAGAAGGATTTGCACTCACCGATATTGAGAAGGCATTTTCTCCGATCTGGTCTGAGCAAGAAAAGCAATTCGGATTCGCGCAAAGCAATCATTAAATCGCTGCATACAATTACATGCATCTTGGTCATACAGAAGTAGGTATTACCAAAGTAAACCTATCACTTAAATCCTCAGAAAATAAAGACTTTGAGCCGATCACTTCATCATACAAATAGTTGATTAAATACAGCTTCTTCAAATAGTTGCATCTTTTGCATTTTCTTACTCCTGACCACCAACCAGGAGTAGAAAGATGTCAAATAATCGCTACGGCGGCGTGGATTCCTACGCCGCTTTTTTTATTGCCTATAAAGCAAGAACCTTAATCCGCATGCCTATGTTTTCACGGGATGATCTGGAAGATTTAGAGCAGGACATGCTGCTTTATTATCTGCTCTCAATGCCAGATTTTGATCCACAAAAAGGTGATAAGCGAAGCTTCATTAAAACCATTGTCAATCGAAAGGCTTTGATGCTGGTACGTGACGCCGAGAGAGAAAAGCGCTGGACTGGCGCACAGAATTTCTCTTTGTCATTCCAGATCGGTGATGAGGATGATGGCAACACACTGGCGGATATGATCACGGGAGAAAGCGGCATCTGGGGTGATGTCTTTTTCTCCCAGAGCCAGATTATGGCTGAACAAAATATGGATATTGATAAAATCCTGCGCGATATGCCGGACGACTTGAGACAAACCTACAACTTATTGACAGAATATAGCGTAAGCGAGGCTGCTGAGCTTTTGGGTATTCCCCGCACGACCATGTCTAGTCGATTGAAAAAGCTTAAGAAATATATTGAGGACAAAATGGTCTAAAAAATTTTGAAATTCCATCGTCGTTTTTCGATCCAACGGCAAACCAGTGCTGTGTGACCACATCACACATGAAAGGAACTGGTATGGATCAGGCACAGAAAAACGATACGGCAATGTTCAAATGGGTACAACACACCCCTGTCGGGCAGTTGAAAGCCCTTACGGATGAACGTCTGCAGGAAGTCAGGGACACCCTTATTAAGGAAGTGCGGGAAGTTGGCCGCGCTCTGCATTGGGTCGAAGGAGTTATAAAGCTCAAGGCTATAGAACGCGACAAGGCTTAAAGCCTATGACGCAGGATATCGCCGCACCGTCAAAAGTTGTGCCTCTGAAGCCGCCAACGGCTTCGGAATTGCGCACCCGCTTGCTTAGCGCATTGCCATCCATTTTGCATTTTCTTTTACCCGCTGGCGTTCTACGAGGTGGAAAATTCATGGTCGGCAACGTCCAGGGCGATAAAGGCGACAGCCTTGTTGTCGAGATGAATGGCGCAAAAGCTGGGCTATGGCATGATTTTGCCACTGGCGCTGGGGGCGATATCATTGACCTGTGGGCAGTCGTCAAAGGCTTTGACCGTCAAACCCAATTCCCCGCACTGCTACAGGATATTCAAGCCCACCTTGGCGCTGGAATTGATACACGGCCTTATAAGCCTTCATCGCCAGAACCACAGGGGCAAAGCAGAAAGCTCGGAAAACCAACCGCCAAATGGGATTATACCGATGCGCACGGCAATATCATCGCCAGTGTGTATCGGTATGATTCCGAGGGGCGCAAAGAATTCAGGCCGTGGGACGCCGTGCGCGGAGTCATGCGTGCGCCGGATATTCGCCCTCTCTACAATCAGGTCGGATTAAAAGACGCTACGCTGGTGGTGTTGACCGAGGGTGAGAAATGCGCCCAGGCTTTGATCACCAAAGGCATTTGCGCCACCACGGCTATGAATGGCGCAAAAGCGCCGGTCAATAAAACGGACTGGTCTCCGCTCCAGGGAAAACACGTCATCATCTGGCCGGATCATGACGAGCCAGGGCTGGACTATGCCCGCCGCGCCGCCAGTGCAGCAGCCCGCGCTGGTGCGGTGCAGGTTGAAATCCTGAAAATCCCGCCTGAAAAACCGCCTAAATGGGATGCAGCAGACGCGGTGGAGGAAGGGCTGGATATTGAGGACATCCTGCGGCGTTGGGAACGGGTGGCGGTTAAAGAGCCACCTGCCAAACGCACATCTATCCCGATGTACAGCATTACCGAGCTGCAGGCCGATAAAAGCCCGATACCGGATGATCTGATTGCACCGCGCGTTCTTACGCCTGGCGGTACGCTGGTCTTCGGCGGTGCGCCCAAGGTAGGAAAAAGCGACTTCCTCATTTCTCTTCTAACACATATGGCCGCTGGTGTGACGTTTCTTGGAATGTCCCCCAAATGTCCCCTGAAAATCTTCTATCTTCAGGCGGAAATTCAGTACGATTATCTACGAGAACGCGTGAACAATATACACATTGTCCGCGAATATGCTTCGAAGCTTCACAATAACTTCGTGATAACGCCGCAGATAAGCGTGACATTGGACGACAATGGCGTGGAATGTGTCGCACAATCTGTGAAAGAACGCTTCGGTAGCACGTTGCCAGACATTATTGTGATTGACCCGCTTCGCAACGTCTTCGATGGCGGTGGATTTGGCGGGGAAAACGATAATGATGCGATGATGTTTTTTTTGTCGTGCCGTGTTGAGGCTTTGCGGCAGAAAATCAATCCAAAGGCTGGGATGATTATTGCCCACCACACAAAGAAGATCTTCAAGAAACAAACGGAAGAAGATCCCTTTCAATCTTTCAGCGGCGCTGGGGCGCTCAGGTCTTATTATACATCTGGCATATTGCTGCATCGCCCCGATGAAAGCCGCCCAGAGCGCACGCTGTTGTTTGAATTGCGCAATGGCAGGGAAATAACGCCGAAAATTGTGCAGAAAAAAGCAGAAGGTTGGGTGGATGTCACATCATATTCGCCGAATGTCGCGCACATATCAGCACATACCGAGCCTATTGTGCGGCTATTATGTGAGGAAGCGGCACAGAACCGCGTTTACACAGCACGACAATTCTCAGACAGATTTGAAAATCACGGCAGCTTAGGCAGCAGTCGCCTTATCCGTCAAAAGCTGCAGGGCTTGATAGATGCAAACATCATCAAGTTCTTTAAGAATGGTGACGTTTATGGTTTTCAGCTGCCCAAAGGAACGCAGCGTGGCTATCTCTGGGTGGATGGCATGTGCTTGCCTGACGGCAGGTCGATACAACCGACACATTACAAACATGATATCACCGGCGAGATTGTGGCCATTCCCTCAAACAGTACTCAGAGGGATTCATGATGGCATTTTTCTTTGCCCACTGCGCACCCACCGCCCACCTGCTGCCCACGCAAGCGGGCAAAAGGCGGCGATTTATCTGGTGTTTTGCGGATGTTTCAGGTGGGCAGATGCCCACCAAGCCTGCCCACTACCCACCTAGAAAACCCCTGAAGAATCAACGTGCTGCCCAGCTGGGCAAGTGGGTGGGCAGCCCTTTACTCCTACGGAGTAACGCTGACGCTGCCCCTGCAGGGCGCAAGCGTCAGCTCCGTGATTTCCAACCATCAACGAAAGGACAACCTGCATGAAGGATCAAAAACAACTCACCCCTGGCGAAAGCGAAGTTGAAGAACGCTTGCGATCTGCAGCGCGAACATTACGCCATCTGCCGAATGTGAAAGTCCAAGGCTACTTCAGCACCTGGCCGACGATTATCCGCGAGCCATTGGAAATTTTGCAAATGGAGCCAGAGCCGTTGCGCATCACGCCGTCAATGGCGGACATCACCGAAATGGAGGAAGTTTTGTTTGTCTGGCTGAAATGGCTGGAGCCGGAGGAACGCCGCCTTGTGTGGCTGCGTGCCGAGCGTGTGCGCTGGAAACTCATCTGCGGGCGTTTCGGTGTAGGGCGCACCAAAGCGTGGGAAATGTACCGCCGTGCGCTGGCCGCTATCGCGGCAAAATTGCGCTGATACAGCTGATAATCAAATGATCATTCATAGACAAAAAAAGTAATCATTTCTTGGTCTTATTCGCTTGATAAGCGCCGCGAATGAAGCGTTCATGTGATTGTAACAAAGGAGAAAAACCATGAAAACCAACGCAAAAGAACAAGCCATTGACGCTTACATCCGCAAGGTCGCCCACATCGACGCCATGCTGCGCCGCTTGCAAGGAGCTTGCGACGATCATTTTTACAACAACCCAGACAACATTCATTGGGGCCATGTCGGCGACGTCAGCGGGATCGAAGAATCCCTGAAATCCATTTGCGAGAGCGTCTTCAAAGAAGGCGAATACGCACCAGAAAGTAATGTGTAAGGAGCGCAACAAAATGAACAAAACCAGACAAGAACGCGTAGATTCTTACTACACCGCCAAAGAGCAGATTGTGGCAACCATGATGCAGATTGCCAATCGCATTCACAACCCGCCGCGAGCTGAGCGCAAAATGCCAGAGCAAATTATCGTGCACGACATCACCAAACTCAAACAGGCGCATATGAAGCTGCGTGAGATGGCCGACATCCTCGGCATTGAAACCCAGGCGCTGGAGATTTAAAATGGCCAGAGAGATTATAAATGTTGTTTACGCCCGCAAGCCCTATAACTGGCACGAGATTGAATCAGGTAGCCGCCCTGATTGTGGTGAGGCCATTCCTACCGAAATCTCCGAAGTACGCGAAATGACGGAAGCAGAATACAACGCCTTCATCGCCCGCCCGCTGGCAAAACGTGAATGGCTGGCAGGCAAAGGCGGTTATCAAGGTAATATCAAACAAGCCATTGCGCTGGTATGCCCTGGCCGCGAAACCTTGTATGTTGATCCATCCGGCTCTGACTATGGACGATACGTTGGACGAGAGGTAGTTTAATTGTTGGCAGGTAATGATGAAGATAATTTGTTTCAGTGATTTACATTTAGAGTTTGGAAAATTCTTCGATGTGCCAGATGAAAGTACTGCTGATGTGATGATTTTGGCAGGCGATATTATTACCTTTGCTGATTTTTCACCGCTTGAAGAGATTGCAAGATCGTGGCACAAACCGATTTTATACGTTGCCGGCAATCACGAATTTTATACGCGCACACCAATGCAGGAGGATATTGCGCGATTTCAGGCATGGGCTGTTGATTATCCGCATCTACACTTCCTACAGGACGAGCCGATCACGATTGAAGGCGTACATTTCTTCGGTGGTACGATGTGGACGAATTTTAATGGTGGTAATCCGAACGCAATGATAACTGCGTGTCAGCAAATGAACGATTTTCAATTAATCAGAACAAGCGAGAATACGCTATTCAGACCTGAAGATTCGATTTTGCTTCATAATCTTTTCAAGACCAAACTCATCAGCTGGTTTGAAGAACACGAGAAGATGCCAAAGGTCGTTATCTCGCACCATGCACCACTCATTAATCCAAACACACGATATCGCGCCAGCCCCTTACAGCCCGCCTTCAACTCTCTGGATATGATTGAGGTCATAGAAAAATATCAGCCCAATCTTTGGGTTTACGGTCATACCCACGAATGCGATGACCAGATGCTCGGCTCAACCAGAATTATCTCTAACCAGCGTGGATACCCCAATTCCCGAACGGGCTTTGAATGTGAAGACTTTGATCCAGGTGGGGTTTTGATCGAAATTCAGACTGCTTAGCAATAACTTAATGTTTATTATATTGGTCGTTAAGTGCGACAAAGACTACTATAATGAACATTGCGTAGGATTGGCTTGATTTTCTTATCAATGTCTATTATAATGAGCAATATAGGCTATAAAGTCTATCAAAATGAACATTGTAAAAGGAAATAGGCGATGGCTGACAAGGCAAATCTTCCAATCCCCGTGCAAAAGGCCTTGCGCAAGCTGGGACAAGATATCAGCGATGCCCGCCGCCGTCGCCGTATTCCCACGTCTTTAATGTCTGAACGGGCGGGTATGGCACGGGCAACGCTGGCCAAGATAGAAAAAGGTGATCCCACGGTATCGCTGGGCGGGTATGCCTCTGTCCTATTTGTGTTGGGGCTGACGGCACGGTTGCAGGATTTGGTGGATGCCGCGCATGACCTGACAGGTCGTGAGCTGGCCGACGAAGCTTTGCCCAAGCGTGTGTATTTATCACGCTCCACTCAGAAGAAGGCAGGCGATCATGAGTAGTCGGGAAGTGATTGTATCCATCGCGCTGGGTGATGAAACTCACGTTGTTGGTAAACTCTGGTGTCACAACCGCAAAGGACGCGAAAGCGCGTCCTTTGAATATGATCCGTCATGGCTGAAACATCCTGAGCGTTTTGCGCTGGAGCCAGCTCTGTCGTTAACGCCAGGTGCGTTTCATACTACAGCGGATCAAACGCTTTTCGGCGCCATTGGCGACTCTGCACCTGATCGCTGGGGGCGTGTGCTGATGCGCCGTGCGGAAGCTGCCCGTGCCAGAGATGCGGGTGACATGCCAAAGACACTGGGCGAAGTTGACTTCCTGCTGGGTGTCAATGACGAAGCACGTCAAGGTGCATTGCGGTTTTCCGATACGCCGGATGGACCGTTTCTTGCTCCAAAGAGTAAGAGAACCATTCCCCCACTAGTGGAGTTGCCACGGCTGCTTTCTGCGACTGAGCGCTTCCTTGATGATGACGAGAATGCGGAAGATCTACGATTGCTGCTTGCGCCAGGATCGTCTCTGGGCGGCGCACGGCCTAAAGCCTCCGTTATTGACACGGATGGCAATCTGGCAATTGCAAAATTCCCGCGCAAGGATGACGATTTTAATGTTGTGACGTGGGAGGCTGTCACACTTGTTCTGGCCAAAAAAGCTGGCCTGACCGTGCCAAAATGGCGACTGGATTCAATCGTTGAAAAACCAGTCCTGATTATTCGCCGATTTGATCGCGTTGATGAAACCCGCATCCCATTCCTTTCGGCCATGAGTATGCTTGGCGCAAAGGATGGTGAAGCACATATCTATCTTGAGATTGTCGATGCACTTAAGCAGCATGGCGCTGCACCCGACGCAGACATGGCTGAGCTATGGCGCAGGATTGTTTTCAGTATTCTGGTATCCAACGTCGATGACCATTTGCGCAATCATGGCTTTGTGTATGAGCGCGAGAAAGGATGGCGTTTATCGCCAGCCTACGACATCAATCCAACGCCTTTGGAAGTAAAGCCACGCGTCCTCACCACAATGATTGATCTGTATGACGGCACGGCCTCGCTTGATTTAGCCATGTCTGTGGCTGGTGACTTCCGCTTGTCATCAGCGCAAGCGAAATCCATTGTTCGAGAGGTGGCGGCTGGCGTGTCCCAATGGCGTGATGTTGCACAGCAGTTTCATCTTAGCAAGCGTGAAGTAGATGGTATTGCATCGGCATTTGAACATGATGATTTGAAGAAAGCACAGCAGGTTTGATTATCATGGACATCAAAGATTTATTAGAACCACAATCCGTAAAAGCCTTGCGCGAGATGAATGAGAAAATGACTGCCCTGAGCAAGGGAATCATATCATCGCCTCTGATGGAATACATGCGACAGATAGAAGAGCAAAAGAAACTATTTCATGATCAGTTTAGCGGTATTTCTCAGGCACTACGCGTGAACATGCCATCACATATGCGAGCGATAGAAGAAATCACCAGAGGCCTTACACCTTTCGTTGATCAAATTACAAAGATGCACAGCCCTTATCAGGAGCTGATGAAACAAATTCAAGAGCAAACACGACCATTCCAAGAAGCCTTAAAGCAATTTCATGATCTTCAGGATCGGTTGAACTTCTCAGAAATCAGTCAGGCTTTCCGTGGCGTAACTGATTTCATTCGTAATATACCTCCTGAACATTTAATCAAGATTCGTCTTCATTCTGATCACTGGTTAATTAGTGATGACGGGCTTTTAATGCTGGTAGTTGAAGAAGACCTTCGCGATAATGAGGATATAATTCCATTCGTGATTAACTATTACAAAGCCAATGGGTGGTATCGCCTACATACGATTGTAGAGGAATGGCAGACGGATATCGAGCAAGGACGGTTAAAAGTATTTCAGGCCGCCATTGCAATGAGTAAGGACAATAATCACGCGGATGTACATCTGTTGACTGTCCCTGCTCTGATTGCTCAGATTGATGGGTTGGTCCGCGACTTGTATGGTGTCTTGCCTAAGGCCATCAGAAAACGCGTAGAGCAAGAGATTAAAGGCAATCTTCCAGCAGAGCTTAAAGGCAAGCGGACAGATGTACGGCATGATGTGGCCGTTCAGACGGTTGCCGAGATCGTTGACTTCTGGTCTGCAGAGATGCTGCAAGAAGTGATCTTTAGCGGTCTATTCCGAGATTCAAATAAAATCACGCCCAACGAGAGCTATTCATTGTTTAGGCACAAGATCATGCATGGTGATAAAGAATACCTTGGATATGGCAACGAAGAGAATTTCATTCGTCTGATGCTGTATGCGGAGTTTATTATCAAACTTATAAAGCAGGTCAAAAATGGAAGTGCAACCATCGAACAGGCCGCATAAAAATGTTCGAACATAATTGTTACGGACAACGCGAACATTTTTTGGCATTCTAGTCACTATCATCGCGATCATTCCATCCCAAGCCACGCCTCACCGCGTGGTTTTTGCGTTTGAGGCGTGGTGACGAAGGCAAAAAGGTACTTCCGGCGATTGGCCCCTATGCGGCGGGCTAAGGCGCAGGACTTTTTTAGTCACAGACTTTTTTTCTGGGTGCGCATTTTACGCGCCTGATTACAAAAACAGCGGAAAATAAAGGCTTTTAGAGGTGCGCACCCAGAAGTGCGCACCCGCCTTTTTATGACTGCGCACCCAAAACCTGAAGGAGAAACACATGACCACAGATTTGGCTCTGAATGTCGAATATATTTCCGTTGATCATTTGATCCCGTATGCCAAGAACGCCCGCACGCATTCGGATGCTCAGGTGGCACAGATCGCAGGGTCGATGACGGAATTCGGTTTTGTGAACCCGATCTTGATTGGGGATGACGGTGGCATTATCGCTGGGCATGGCCGTGTGATGGCTGCCCGCATGTTGGGCGTGAAAGAGGTTCCTGCCATCCGCCTCAAGCATCTGAACGAGGTGCAGCGCCGTGCGTTGATCATCGCCGATAACAAAATCGCTGAGAATGCCGGATGGAATGATGAATTGTTGCGGCAGGAGCTGCAGGCGCTGGATGGTGAAGAATTCGATCTTGGCCTTTTGGGCTTCAATGATGAAGAATTGGAAGCCTTTCTCAACGGTGACGCTGATGGTGAAGGTCTGACGGATGAGAACGCCGCACCGGAAATTCCTGAAAAACCTGTCAGTGTGCTGGGCGATCTGTGGCTGTGCGGCGATCACAAAATCCTGTGTGGGGATTCCACGCTGATCGACAGCTACCAGACCCTGCTGGGTGAAGAACTGGCCGACATGGTGTTCACCGATCCGCCTTACAACGTCAATTATGCGAACTCAGCCAAAGACAAGATGCGCGGCAAATCCCGTCCGATCCAGAACGACAATCTCGGCGCGGATTTCGGAGCGTTTTTGTATGATGTTTGCACCAATCTGATGATGGTCTGCAAAGGCGCGATGTATATCTGCATGTCGTCCTCGGAGCTGCATACGCTCCACGGCGCGTTTTCGGAGGCCGGAGGCAAATGGTCGACCTTCATCATCTGGGCAAAAAACACCTTCACGCTGGGCCGTGCCGATTATCAGCGCCAGTACGAGCCGATCCTGTATGGCTGGAAAGACGGCCATGAGCACTTCTGGTGCGGTGCGCGGGATCAGAGTGATGTCTGGTTCGTGAACAAGCCGGTGAAAAACGATCTGCATCCGACCATGAAGCCGGTCGAGCTGGTCGAACGCGCCCTGCACAATTCCAGCAAAACCAAGGATATCGTGCTGGATGCCTTTGGCGGTTCCGGCAGCACGATGATCGCTTGCGAGAAAACAGGACGCCGCGCTCGCTTGATCGAACTTGAACCGAAATATGCCGATGTCATCGTCAAGCGATGGCAGGAATTTACGGGCAAGAAAGCAACCCTGGCCACGACTGGCCAGGGTTTCGAGGAGTTGGAGAAAGAGCGTCTATGCTGATGCGGCAGATTGTTGCCCAAAATGATAACGACGTTCGTTGTTTTCTTTTTCGCTAAAAATAGATTTTCCTGTCTTTTTAAGTGAGGAGAGAAAACCTCTGACACTATGTTTCTGCCACCCTGTTACCTGCATCATTTCTGCAATGGTAGCACCCTCTGCGCGGTTCAAAAGCGTATGGAGTCGCTCCTTTTTGCTGCCCGACACCTCAATTTTTAAAGGTGTCGGCTGAACCTTTGGTTTGGTCTCAGCAGACTTTTTGATTGCCTGTTTCTTGGGTGCGGTTTTCTTTTTTGCGGTGGCCATGATGATGCTCCTTTTGTTGGCGTTGCATCGTCATGAACGCTTCAATTCGGCACGAAGTAAAGTTGAATAGATCAAGAAAAGTGAGGATTTATGGGGGTTTCCGTCCGTGCTTACGCCCGCCATCGGGGTGTGGCTGAAAACGCCGTGCGCAAAGCAATAAAAGCAGGCCGCATCGCGCCCGACAGCAATGGAAAGATCGACGTTGCCAAGGCTGATGCTGCCTGGGAAGCCAACACCGACCACACCAAACGGCATGATCCGGCAGGATTCAAGGATATTGACCCCGAAGAGGCCATGAATTCCGTCAAGCAGACGCTGGCCGAGAATGGCCGCGCCGCGCACGGCATGAACAGCTTCACGCAAGCCCGCACCGCGCACGAAATCGCCAAAGCGCATCTCGCGCGGCAACGCCTGCAGGAGAAAAAAGGACAGTTAATCAACAAAGACATGGTGAAAGCGCAGGTGTTTCGCCTGGGGCGGCAATTCAGGGACGCATGGGGCAACTGGCCAGCACGCGTGTCCGCGCAAATGGCCGCCGAGCTGCAGGTGGACGAGCATGTCTTGCACATGACCTTGGAACGCTATGTGCGGGAGCATCTGGATGAACTTGGGGATGCCAAACTCGATCTCGAATGAAGGAGGATATGACAGTCTAGAAATCGAAAATATCTGGCAGCAGGCCGTCAAGCCCGATCCGTACCTTCTGGTATCGGAGTGGTCTGACAAATATCGTCTCCTTTCCCCGAAATCGGCTGCCGAGCCAGGACGTTGGCGCACCGCCCGCACACCGTATTTGCGTGAAATCATGGATCATCTTGCGCCGTCCTCTCCAGTACAGCGCATTGTGTTCATGAAGGGATCGCAAGTCGGCGGCACGGAATGTGGCAATAACTGGATCGGTTACGTTATCCATGCAGCGCCAGGGCCGATGATGGCCGTTGCGCCAACCGTGGAGCTGGCCAAGCGTCACTCCAAACAGCGCATCGATCCGCTTCTGAACGATGTGCCGGAATTGCGCGAGAAAGTACGTCCCGCGCGGGAGCGCGATAGCGGTAACACGATCTTGAGCAAGGATTTCTTGGGCGGCTTGCTCATCATGACCGGTGCGAACTCCGCTGTGGGTCTGCGCTCGATGCCGGCCCGATACTTGTTTATGGACGAAATTGATGCGTATCCAGGGGACGTTGATGGCGAAGGTGATCCGATCCTGCTGGCAGAGCGTCGGTCGGCCACGTTTAAGCGCCGCAGAAAGATATTCATGGTCAGCACACCCACCGTTAAGGGGCTTTCCCGCATTCAACGTGAATTCGAGAAAAGCGACCAGCGGTTCTTCCATGTGCCTTGCCCTGAATGCGACCATTTCCAACCACTGCGGTTCACGCAACTGCGCTGGCCGGAAAACGAACCGCAAAAGGCCGAATATGTTTGCGAGAGCTGCGGCTGCCTGATTGCCGAACACCACAAGACAGCAATGCTGGCGAAGGGTGAATGGCGGGCAACGGCAGAAACCATGGATGGAACGGTGGGTTATCACCTTTCGTCCCTTTATAGCCCGATTGGCTGGTTTTCGTGGGGCGATGCCGCAGCCATGTTCGAAGATGCCAAGCGTAATCCTGATTTGATGAAGGGTTTCGTGAATACGGTGCTTGGAGAACCTTACGAGGAATCCTCCGATGCGCCGGAATGGCAACGGCTTTATGAGCGCCGACAAACCTATGTGCAGGGTGTTGTCCCGATGGGCGGCCTGTTCCTGACGGCGGGTGTCGACGTCCAGAAAGACCGCATCGAATGCGAGATCGTTGCATGGGGGCGCAATAAGGAAAACTGGTCGGTGGATTACGTCATCCTTGATGGTGACACCGCGCGGCCAGAGATCTGGAAACGGCTGGACGAAGAAGTCCTGCAGCGCGATTGGCCGCATGCTACGGGTCATACTATGCCTGTGCGGGTGATGGCGGTGGACAGTGGTTACGCCACACAGGATGTTTACGGCTTCGTGCGCAACCATCCCCAGGCTGTCTGGGGTGGTAATGGCGCACGCGCCAGCCAACCGCGCACGGTTGTGGCCGTTAAAGGCCGCGATGCGGAAACGGCGCTGATCCTGAGCGTATCCAAGGCCGATACGGGTGGAAAACGTCGAGGTTTGCGGGTCTGGAACGTCTCCGGCCCTGTGGCCAAGATGGAGCTTTACCGCTGGCTCAAGCTGGAATGGCCGACCGACCGCGAAATTGCGGACGGTGCGGTGTTTCCGCCTGGCAGTTGCCACTTCCCTCAATACGGTGAGGAGTATTTCAAGCAGTTGACGGCAGAACGCCGCGTCATTCGCGTTGTGAAGGGCTTTCCGCATGCGACCTGGGAGAAAGACCCCAGCCGCAACAACGAAGCCTTGGATTGCCGCGTGTACGCCCGTGCCGCTGCCACCATCTACGGCATCGACCGCATGAGCGAATTTAAATGGCGCAGCCTTGAAGAAACGCTGGGTGTGGAAGCCGTGATTCCGACACGCGGAGTGGAAATCCCCGTGACGGAAGAAGCCAGGGCCGAACCGTCGAAACCGCAACCCAAGAAACGGGTCACCGTCCCACAGCGTAAAGCCGTGCGGGCAAGTGATCCTTATTTGTAAGGAAAAACCATGACAGAAACCTTGCTCGAACTCGAAACCAGACTGGTACAGGCCAAGGAAGCGCGGCATCGCCTCCTGACTGGCACACAAGAGGTCTCTGTCAGCCTTCATGGTTATGGCAGCACGACTTATACGGCAGGAAATGTCGAGGCGCTGGAAAAATACATCCACGATCTTCAGGTGGAAATTTCAAGGCGTAATGGCACGGCCAGACGCGGAATCATTCGAACAAGTTTCTAAGGCAAAATCATGGTGCAATTACTGGACTCCTCTGGCCAGCCCATCAAGGCTGCGCACCGTATGCGCGTGAGCGATACCGCGCATCGTGCAGCATCCTTGCGCACGCGTGAGCTGGCAAGCTGGATGCCCTTGTTAGGATCGGCTGATAGCGATTTACTATCTGAATTGCCGACGCTGGTGTCACGGTCGCGCGACCTGACCCGCAACCACGGCGTGGCATCTGGCGCAATTCAAACGCTGGTTGACAACGTCATCGGCACAGGTCTGCGTCTGGCAGCCATTCCTGATTACCGCGCCTTGGGAAAAACCAAGGAATGGGCAGATGATTGGGCGCGACAAGTTGAAACTGAATGGCGTTCCTGGGCAGAAAGCACGGAATGCGATGCGGCCAATGCGCTGACATTCGCTGGCATGACAGCTCTGGTGTTCCGTTCCAGTATCGTGAACGGTGAAGCCATAGCCTTGCCATTGTGGCTGGAAGAACGTGGTACGCGCTATGCCACCACCATGCAATTGGTGGAGGCCGACCGGCTTTCCAACCCTGCAGGGCGGCAGGATAGTAAAACCATGCGCTCCGGTATTGAGATTGATATGTACGGGGCGGCGATGGCGTATCATCTCCGCAAAAACCACCCTGGCGATGTCTATATGGGCTTTGGGCTTGATGCGCAGGATTGGGAACGCATCCCCGCGCGGACGGCATTTGGCCGTCAACGTGTCCTGCATATTCATGACAAGGAACGCACGGGCCAGCACCGTGGAAAGCCGCTGCTGACTTCCATCATGCCAATGTTCAAAATGCTCGACCATTACGAGCGTTCGGAACTACAGGCAGCCGTGGTCAACGCCATGATCGCCGCCTTTATCGAAACCCCGCTGGATGGCGAAGCAATCGGCGAGATGTTCGGTGGATCGGTGGATGATTATCTGGCCGCGCGGAATGAATGGGACATTCGCCTACAGGGCGGTTCTATCATTCCCGTGTTCCCAGGCGACAAGGTCGCACCGTTCACACCCAGCCGCCCGAACAGTGGTTACGGTCAATTTGTCGAGAACGTCCTGCGCCACATCGGCGCTGGTCTGAATATCCCGTTCGAATTGCTGATGAAGGATTTCAGCAAGACAAATTATTCCAGCGCACGGGCAGCATTGCTGGAAGCATGGCGATATTTCAACGCCCGCCGCCAATGGATGGCTTCCTATTGGGCAAAACCCGTTTATGAGCTGTGGCTGGAAGAAGCTATCAATCGGGGCATCGTAGATGCCCCTGATTTTTATGAACGCCGTGCGGCATGGACACGTTGCAAATGGATTGGCCCTGGCCGTGGCTGGGTTGACCCTGTCAAAGAAGCTAAAGCTGCGCAGCTCCGTATGCAGATTGGCTTGTCCACGCTGGAAGATGAATGCGCTGCGCAGGGACTGGATTGGGAAGAAGTTCTTGAACAGCTCGCGCGTGAGAAAGCCAAGATCATGGAGCTGGGGCTTTCGATCAATGATGTGAACAGCATTTTGACCACAAAAAGAGCCCCCTAGAAAAATGGATAATAATTATTATAATTTAACCATGAAAAATATTCCTGATTTTAGATCACTTATTCAAAATGCGCTTTCAGGCTCCAGTGATGCCCATTATGAACTTGGTGAATTATATGGGAAAGGAAAGCTTATCAAAGCAAATCCTGATTTATCTTTTAAGTGGTATCAGCTATCCGCAAAACAAGGCAATGCTAAGGCCTTGTTAAGTTTGGGATGGTGTTACTTTCTTGGAAATGGCACAAAGAAAAACAAAAGAATTGGTGCGGAATATTTTCTAAAATCAGCTCAAGCAGGCTGTCCTGAAGCACAACAAACTCTCGCTTCTTTCTATGAAAGCGGTATTCCAGGATCTTTAGCTAAAGACAGGAAAAGAGCATATGCATGGTATAGCGTAGCAATCAAAAATAAGGTTGCAGGCAACAAAGCGTCAAATTCGCTAGGTCATATAAAATCAATTTTATCGTTTTCCAAAAATGATACTGAGATACAAGAAGCCGAAATTCTCGCGGAAGATTTGTACAAACAACAGAAGGATATTCAAAAACATATTGTCCAGCTTGAGGAGATTATAGAAGAAGCTCATTCAATTTTTAACCAGATGAAAACTTAGCTTATATTTACAAATTGTAGCAGCCGCCTTCGGGCGGCTTTTTTATTGCAACGATCAGGAGAAAGAAAATGAGGATTTGGAACCGCATCGCCGGTGAGCCGTGGGCGATCACGGAAACGGCACTGCATACGATTTTGGAAATCGCCGCGCGGGAAAACGAAAGCCCGCAGGCGGTGGCCGCCAAACTTGGCCGCAATCTGCAAAACACCTACAGCGTGACAGAACGCGACGGTGTGGCAATCATTCCAGTCACAGGGCCGTTGTTCCGCTACGCCAACCTATTCACGATGATCAGCGGCGCGTCCAGTTACGAACTGATCGCTCGTGATTTCACGACAGCACTGGAAAACCCTCAAATCAAGGGCATCATCCTTGATATCGACTCCCCAGGCGGGGAAGTGAATGGCGTGTCGGAGTTGTCCAACATGGTCTTTGCCGCACGAGGCAAGAAGCCTGTCGTGGCATATGCGTCTGGCGACGCGGCATCCGGTGCATACTGGATTGCCTCTGCCGCTGACGAGATCGTGGTTTCTGAAACCTCAGCGCTGGGATCAATCGGCGTGGTCGGCATGTATCAAGGGAAATCAGGAAAATCGGCGGAAGCCGTGGAGATCGTTTCCTCTCAAAGTCCGCACAAACGTCTTGATCCCACCACGGATGATGGCCGCAGCCGTTTGCAAATCCGCATCGACAGTATGGCGGACGTCTTTATCGAAACCATTGCTCGCAACCGAAATGTGTCCGCCGAAAATGTGCAGAACCATTATGGCGGTGGCGATGTGATGATCGGCGCAAAGGCTGTCAGCGCCGGTCTTGCCGACAGGATCGGCAGCCTTGAAGGACTGATAGCCGAACTTTCCTCCCCTCAGAAAAGCCCTCGCACAGAGGGCTTTTTTAATGCCCAAAACCAACCCCCATCAACACAGGAGAAAAAGCCGATGGATATCGAAACCTTGAAAAAAGACCACCCCGACCTGGTTGCCACCCTCACGCGTGAGGGTGCATCTGCTGAAAAGAAACGTCTGAACGACATTCTTTGCAGTGAAGAAGCTAAAGGCCGTGAAAAGCTCGCAAAGGAAATGGCGCTGAATACCGATATTCATGCCATGGAAGCTCGACAACTTCTGGCCTGCGCCCCTGTCGAAGAACCGAAGGCAACGACCTCTTTTGAAAAGGTCATGTCTTCCATGCCCAATCCCGCCATCACGCCTGCCAGCGACGATGCCGCCAACGATGTCGATGCGGTTGCCAGCCGTATCGCCGCCGCCGTTTAACCCCCGTAACACAAGGAGAAAACCATGACAAAAGCTGAAGGTTTTAAGGATCAGGGGGAATACACCCCTGACAATCTGCTGGCAGGCGAATACCCACGCGTTGAGCGTGTGGTGACGATTGCCGTAGGCGCTGATCTGGCAAAGGGTGCAGTGCTTGGCCGCATCACCGCCAACGGCAAATTCAAACTCAGTGCATCGGCAAGCGCGGATGGCTCTCAGACGCCGGATGCCATTTTGGCTGAACGCGCCAACGCCGCCGACAATGATGTTCAAGCCGTCGTCTATTTCAGCGGCGAATTCAACGAAAACGCTCTCGTCCTGGGCGCTGGTCACACGCTCGACAGCGTGCGCATCGCGCTGCGGGCCAAGAACGTCTATCTGCGCCGCAACCAGAAATAAACCGATCTTTCAAAAAGGAGAAAGCCCATGTCTATCGACATTTTCAATACCCACGTTCTGACCAAGGTCGTGGAAAAGCTGGAGCGTCCCAGCTCCTTCCTGCTCGACGTATTCTTCGGTCAGGAACAAACAGAGGATTCCGAAGAAATCCACTTCGACATCGACAAATCAAAGCCGAAGCTGACACCGTTCGTTTCGCCGCTGGTTGCCGGTAAGGTCGTGGATGACGAAGGTTTTACCACCAAGAGCTTCAAGCCTGCCTATGCCAAGGACAAGCGCCGCTTTGACCCCAATCGCCCGTTCAAGCGTTCGATTGGCGAGAAAATCGGCGGCACGCTGTCCCCGCAGCAACGTCTGGAAGCCAATATCAACCGCACCCTGTCCAAGCAGCTGGAAAACCTGACGCGCCGCGAGGAAGTCATGGCATCAGAAGCTCTGCGCACGGGGCGCATCACTGTCACGGGCGACGAGTATCCGACCGTGGTCGTGGACTTCCAGCGCGATCCGTCCCTGACGGTGGGGCTGGCGGGCGGCAGTCGCTGGGGCGAAACGGGCGTGAATGCGCTGGACAACCTCGAAGATTGGGTTGCCCGCATTCAAGAAAAATCCGGCGCGGTGGGCCGCACCGTGATCATGGATGCGCTGGCATGGCGCGTGTTCAAAGCCGATCCCAAGGTGGAAAAGCTGCTGGATATCCGCCGCCTGCGTGATGCGGCAGATCTGGCGCTGGGACCGATTGCTTTTGGCCAGGGCAACGATCTGGCACGCTATGTCGGCACTATCGGCGATCTGGATTTCTGGGTCTATAACGACCGCTACGTTGACGACAACGATGCTGTCCAGAAACTCCTGCCGGATTACACCGTGCTGATCGGCAGCCCGACTCAATTGGAAGGCACACGTTGCTATGGCGCTATCCAGGACGAAAAGGCTGGATACCGTGCGCAGCGCTTCTTCTCGAAATCGTGGCTGGAGGAAGACCCTGCCGTGCGCTGGCTGCTGTTGCAATCCGCACCGCTTATCGTTCCTTACCGCCCGAACGCTTCGTTCTGTGCAACGGTACGCTAAGGAGGGATGGCCATGAAAATCAAAGCGATCATCACTCTGCACGTTAACGGCAAAGACCATGCGCCTGGCGCAGTGCTGGACATTGCGGACGATGAGGCCGAACGCCTTATCGCACGCGGTTTCGCAACGTCAGGACAGGAAAAGGCTGCGTCTGCATCCACTCCGGCAAAAACGGCCACCACGCCTGCGGGCGGTAAACCCGTCCCGACGATTGAAGATATTGTCGAGGCGATTTCCGGCCTTGATCCTACCAAGGATTACGGCAAGAACGGCAAGCCGAACGTGGAGGCCATCGAAGCCTTGCTGGGCGCGAATATCACCGCCCAGCAGCGTGACCAGGCATGGGAAATCTTCCAGAAAGATGGTAAGGAAGAATGAGCTTCCAAGCCTCAGCTTCCAAAGCGGTAGATGCGCTGTTCGCCAAATTCGGGCGGGCAGCGCATCTCGTCTTTCGGGACAATACCGAGGCCGATGCAACGGTCATTCACCGTTTCCCTGACAGGGTTGTTGATGTCATGGATACGCGCGTGCATACAGGCACAGACCTGTTTGAGCTGCGCTTGTCGGAAATCGACCCTGCCAAGGTAATCTATCAAATCATCATCGATGGCAAAACCTATGTGGCGCAGGGTGAACCTGTGCGTGATCAACACGGGCTTGTACTGAGGATTGAGGCCTATGCGTCTTAAAGCTGCCTTTGAGGGAAAGCTACAGGAATACATGAAGGCCGAATTCGCTACAGCAGAGCGTGCCGTCACGCTGGGCGTGCGAGAGGCAATGGATGGTTTGAAATTGTCCATGCGCCGTCAGGTTACAAGCGCAGGCCTCGGTCAGCGTATGGCCAATACCTGGCGCGGCGATCTGTATCCACGCGGACAAAATTCCATCCGTGCGGCGGGCATGGTCTATACCAAGACCAGCCGTATCATGGAAGGCTTCGAGAACGCAGCGGTCATTCGCTCAAAAGACGGATGGTGGCTGGCGATCCCGACGCCGAACGCGCCGAAGCGTGGCGTGGGCGGCAAACGGATCAATCCATCGAACTTTCCCGAACATTCTTTGGGAAGGCTACGGTTCGTTTATCGCAGCGGCAAGCCGTCCTTGCTGGTGGTTGACAATGCTCGCGCGTCCTATAGCCGGAAAACTGGTCAGCTACGCGGTTTCCGAAAGGCCAGCGACCGTGCTGTCAGCAAGGGGCAAGGCCTTACCACGGTGGTGATGTTCTGGCTCGTACCGCAAGTACAGATGAAAAGGCTCATCACCTTTGATGCGGAGGCGCGGCGCTGGTTTGACCGCCTGCCGCAGTTGATTTTGAAAAATTGGCCGGATTGAGGACATCATGACATCAAAACGAGAACAGGCCCTTGCGGGTCTTTTTTTATGCCTGAAAGACAACATTACAGGGCTTTCCGTCCTCCGAAACGAGCCTTTGCCAACGAAGGTTCCTGCTGATGGGCTGGTTATCCTGCGTGACGGTGACCCAGGGGAGCCAGAGGTAACCTTGTCACCTACGCGTTACCATTACCAGCACCGTGCTGAAATTGAGGCGCTGGTGCAACACGGTGATCCGGTGCAGCGCGATACGGCATTGGATACCTTGCTGGAAACAGTGGCGCAGGCGCTGGACGGTCAGACCAGTCTCGGCGGCCTTGTCGATTATCTGCATATCGAAACACCGGATTTTCTGTCCGAAACCGTCGAGGGTGCGCCGACCATCAAAGCGGCGGTCGTCCCCGTCATCCTTGAATACTCAACCTCTAACCCGCTCAACTAAAGGAGAAACACCATGTCTCGTGCATATGGGTGGAACGCCCGCCTTATCATCGGTTTTGAAACCATCTATGGAACAGCCCCCGCTTCGGGGGCTTTTCATTTAGTGCCTTTCGTGTCCAGCGACCTGGACTCGGCACAGGGACTGATTGAGTCCAATGTCCTCGGTCTTGGCCGTGACCCGACCCAACCTTATCAGGATGTGATCAATGTGGATGGCGACATTGTCATTCCGGTTGATTTGCGCAATATCGGGCATTGGCTCAAAGCCGTGTTCGGTGCGCCGACAACCACGGGCGCTGGGCCGTACACGCATGAATTCAAATCGGGTGGCGTGACATTGCCGAGCCTGGCCGTTGAGGTTGGCATGCCGGAAATCCCTGATTTTCCGCTGTTCACCGGCGTGCGTGCCAATTCCATGGCCTTCAACTTCCAGCGTAGCGGCGAAGCACAGGTGACCATCAACCTGATTGGCCAGGGTGAAACCCCGCAAGTTGCCACGCGTGATGCCAGCCCTGATCTGGCGGAATACACGCGCTTTTCGCAATTCCAGGGATCGGTCAAACAAGGCGGTAACCCGCTGGGCAACGTGACCTCGGCCAGCGTGACCTACAACAACAATCTGGAGCGGATCGAAACCATCCGTGATGACGGCAAGATCGACGGCGTTGACCCTGGCGTGGCCGCGCTCACGGGCAATATCGCCGTGCGCTATGCCGACAACACGCTGATGAATACGGCACGGTCGGGCGTGCCGATTGATCTGGAACTGGCTTACAAGATCGATGCCGACCGCCGGCTCATCATCGAATGCCATGAGGTGTATCTGCCGAAGCCAAAACGCTCCATCAGCGGGCCGAACGGCATCGAAGCCACCTATGATTTCCAAGGCGCGAAAGATGCCATCCTCGGAAACATGGTCACCATCACCCTGATCAACGATGTGGAGACTTACTAATGCTCAAGCTCAATATTCAGACTGAGCCGTATTGGCTTGAACTCGGCATTGGCGTGCGCGTGAAGGTGCGCCCATGCACAAGCCCGATCTTCTACGCCGCGCGGGCGTTCATGAACAAGCGCCTGACCGAAATCGGCGAGGAATACCGCAAACGCAAGGAAATCGGCGCATCGGTGGATGATCTGCCACAGGTCGACAACGCCGAAATCCGCGAGGCGCTGGCCGAGGAATATCTGGCGCGTGGTCTTGCGCGTGCCGCGATTGTCGATTGGGAAGGTATTTGGGAAGCGGAAGGCGATGCCACAGCACCCGTAACGGCGGAAAAGATTGACGAGCTGATGACTGGTTTTTGGTCAATCGCCGCCAGCTTTTCCCAGCAATACACAGGCGTGCGGGAGCTGATCGACGCCGAAAAAAAAGACTTGAGCGCCGTGCAGAATGGCACTTCGGGGACGGCGCGGAATACTGCAAAGCTTGCCCCGAAGAATGCGCGGACTGCCCGTACCAGAAAAACAACTGCCAAAGCCTAGAGGGCTGGCAGGCCTGGAATGTTGCCGTCCAGGTCAGCCCGCAAATTCGTGACCGTTTCCCCCTGCAGGAAGCATTCATTCTGTCTGATGCGCTGGGTTACGCCCGTGAAGCCATGGCCGAACTGTTACCCGCCGTCAGCGCAGGTCTGACAAAAGCCCAAATCAATAACAAGGACTGATCTGCAATGCGTGCAGCACAGAAAAAGATGAGCATCCGCCTCGCGGTGGTTGATGGCAAGAAGGTTGAAGAAACCTTTGAGCGCGTCGGTCGCACGGGCGAACAGGCCATGGGGCGTATCAGCCGGTCGACCGCACCCGCCAATGCGGGGCTGAAGGCTGTCGACACCACGGCCCGTGCGCTCAATTCCGTGTTTCGGCAGGCAGCTGGCCTTGTGGCTGCATACGCTGGTCTGTCCGGCATTATCGGTGGCATCCGTTCCGTTAATGAAACAGGGATGGCGTTTCAGGGCTTGGACACCGCGCTGGCTGCCGTAACAGGCAGCAGTCAGGGCGCGGCAGCGGAAATGGCTTTCCTGCGTGCGGAATCCGAGCGTCTTGGCCTTAATCTGCTGGAAACCTCGCAATCCTATCTGCAAATCGCGGCAGCAGCTAAAGGCACAACGCTTGCGGGTCAAGGCACGCGCGATATTTTCACGGCGGTGGCCGAAGCCTCAACCGTGCTGCAGCTCTCGGTCGACCAGACCAATGGTGCGTTGCGTGCCATTGGTCAGATCATGTCCAAGGGCAAGGTGCAAACCGAAGAATTGCGCGGGCAATTGGGTGAACGTCTGTATGGTGCGTTCCAGCTTGCTGCACGCGGTATGGGCATCACGACTGCCGAACTCGACAAGATGCTGGAACAAGGTCAGGTCGTGGCCGATGAATTCTTGCCGCGCTTTGCCGCCGAAATCCGCCGCACCTTCTCGGACGGCGTGCCGGAAGCCTCGCAGAATGCACGCGCCGAACTCAATCGCTTCAACAATTCCGTTCTGGAAATAGAGCGCACCATTGCTGCCAGCGGCTTCCTCGACGGCTTGAGCCAGGGCTATCGCACGCTGGCTGATACCTTGTCCGATCCTGCCGTGCAGGATGCCGCCCGATCCTTGGGCGAAACGCTGGGGTCGATGATCGTCATTGCCGCCGAAGCATTGTCCTTCCTGATCGAGAACGCCGATCTGGCCGTGACGGCCATTGGCGGACTGGTGATTGCTCGCACCGTGGCGGGCGCGGTGGCCATGCTGAATGCCGCCATTCTCAGCAATGCGGGGATGGTGGTGGGATTGCGCCTGGCCGCCAGCCTGTCCACGGCCTTTGCCTTGCGCCTTGTGGCGATGGAAGCGGCCACGAAACTGGCCACGGTGGCCATGATCGGATTCCGCGCGGCGCTGGCGTTGGTGGGCGGCCCTGTGGGCTTGGCCATTCTGGCAGGCATTGCGCTCGTGAAATTGGCATCCGGCCACGATGCCGCTGCCAAGGCAGCCCGTGACCATGCGCAGGAATTGAAAGAAGTCAAAGAAGAACTGGGACTGACGGCCAAGGCAGCGGAAGACAGCAACGCGGCGCTTTCGCAGACGGAGTCCATCTATCGTTTCACGAAACAGTTGGAAACAGCCAAAGAGAACATTTCCGATCTGCAAAAAGAGCTGCGCATCGGTGCGATTGGCGGGTTCTGGGATCAGTTTTCCCGCTTCGGCACGCCGCTGCAGGATGAACTGTATCGCACGCGTCAGGCATTCAACCAGGGTAAGCTGTCGGCGCAGGAATATTCGGAAGCCCTGTTTAAGCTGGCCACGAAATATCCCGATTTTGGCGAACAGGCCGAGGATGTGCAGCAACAGGTGCTGGCCTTGCTGGCAGCAGAGCGTGCGGCCAAGAAAGCCGCTGCCGCGCTGGACGAATTGCGTAATCCAAAACCGCAACAGCCGCAGGACAAGCCTGCCGAAGCCGAGGCTCCGAAACCCTATGTTCGCGGCTTTACCGAAGACGATAAAAAGCGCGTGCAGGAACGCATCACCGAATTGCAGGCCGAGGAGCAGGCCTTGCGCCGTTTGACCGCGGCCCGTGCGGAAGGTGAAGAATCCGTGCGCCGCGCCATAATTACCAACGAACAGGAACAAACCCTGCGCCGTGCCGGTATCGACATCACGGCGGCCAAAGGAACAGCGGAAGGTGACTATGCCGAACGCATCAAGGCGCTGGTTTCTGAAATCTATACCTTGCAGGAAACAGAAAAACGCTATCAGGAAGGTCAGCGCGAAAGTCAAAAGACAGAGCGTGAGCGCGAGAAAACCGTTGAGGATGTGCGCAAGCGTTATGAAGACCTGAATAAAACGCTGGAAGGCGCTATTGCCCGTGCGGAAAAATGGCGCAACGAGGCCATGCGCGGCTTGAATGAAACGGCGGCTGGATATGAAGAATTCAGCAAACAGGTCGAAGCCGTCTATCAGGACATGCTGCGCGAAGCGCGTGAAGAAGACCTCCGCAGCTCTAAACGCTGGGAGGATGGTATCAAGCGCGGGCTGAAATCCGTGACTGATGATGCTCAGGACATGGCCAGCAAGGCCGAGCGTGGCGTGACCTCGATGTTCAAAAACATGGAAGATGCGCTGGTTAATTTTGTTCAGACCGGCAAGTTGAACTTCGGCGATTTTGCGAACTCCATCGTCGCCGATCTGATCCGCATGCAAATTCAGTCCTCAATCACCGCGCCGTTGGCCGGTGCGCTGAACACGTTTATCGGTGGCCTGTTTGGTGGCAGTAGCAGTGTGGCAGCAACACCCACGGCGCATACGGGGGGCGTGATCGGCCATGACAGCCTTGGCTCAAAATCGGTGCATCCATCCGTATTCCATGGTGCGCCGCGCTTTCACACGGGTGGCGTTGTCGGCGATGAAGTGCCGATTATCGCCAAAAAGGGTGAAGCCGTTTTTACGCCAGGGCAAATGCGCCTGCTGGGTGGTTCTTTGCAAAATAAGCCGAACGTCAACGTGTCCGTGAAGGTAGAAAACAAAGTTGCTGGCGCGGAAGCCTCTGCAACCGTGCGCCGTGACAATTCAGGAAATCTTGATCTCAGCATTGTGATCGAGGAAGTCGAAACAAAAATGGCGCGGAATATTGGGCGTGGCGAAGGTCTGGCTGGAACGCTGGAGCGTCGCTACGGCCTTAACCCCGCAGCAGGGAGCTATCGATAATGCCTGATATTGTATGGCCACCCACGCTGCCGTTGCCAACCGTGCAGGGTTATTCTGTTCAGCCGGAAGATGCGATCTTGCGCACGGAGATGGAAGCCGGACTTGCTCGCCAGCGTCGGCGTTTTACCAACGTGCCGACCAAGGTTTCCGTGCGCTGGATCATGCGCCGAGATCAGTACGCCATTTTCGAAGCCTGGTATCGCTGGCAGGCAAAAGAAGGTGCGAACTGGTTTACGATTACTCTGCTAGGCGGATTGGGGCTGCTGGAACAGGAAGCGCGTTTCACCCGCCAGTTTTCTGCACGATTGCTAGCCGGCGGCACGCTGTGGGAGATTACATCTGAGCTGGAAATCCGTGAGCGTCCTGTGCTGGATGAAGGGTTGTTGAATCTGCTCCTGAGTGAAGACCCCGCAGGCCTCATCTTTTCCGGCAATAGCCTGCACATCCTTGTGCATCAAACTTTGCCTATCACTTTGAATTAACAAACGAGAGGAATAAACATGACCCTGCAGACAGATCTGCAGGAAGCGGTTGCGCGTGTTCAGACCGACAGCCAAATCCTGCACAACATCGTTCATGGTGATAATCAAACCGTTGTGCCGACCGATGGTGGCGACGTCAAAACTGTCGCCAAGGCCATCAAAGACATTGAAGACACGATCCAGGAAGGCTTGAGCGATCTTGGCGCGGCAGGAGAACAGCTCGCCGATGCCGTTGCCGATGCGGAAGAATTTCGCGATCAGGCTGAGCAACATGCGCAAAGTGCAGAAACGCTGGCCAATGCTCTCAATTTGCCAACCGACCTAACTGGAAAAGCCGGAATGCTGCTGGCCGTCAAAGAGGATGAAACCGGCTACGAGCCGATTGAGTCCAAGGGTGTCTTTTACGGCCTGCGCAAAGACGGTGCGAAATTACTGGCCGAAAGCGGCAACGGTACGTTCATCGCCAAGGATTACTCCGTGTGGTTTATCACGCTGCCTGGCGTGGATTTTTCAATCGGCCAGAACGGCCACTTGCATATCAACATCTAATCAAAGGAGAACAACATGGCCGTTATCGACCTTGGCAATATTCGCATTAACTGGCGCGGGGCATATAACGCCACCGCCGAATATGTGCGGGATGATGCCGTTTCTTATCATGGTTCCAGCTTCATTGCGTTGCGCGATGTCACGGGTATCACGCCGGTGGTGGGTGCGGATTGGGATTTGCTGGCCGCTGGCACAGATCAGCTTTTGCAGGAAGGCGACATTCTGATCCATGACGGCAATGCACCTGTTCGTCTGGCACGCGGCACGGATGCGCAAATCCTGCAACTGATCAATGGCCGTCCCGCATGGCGCACACAGGCGGTCGATCCATCTCGCCGCGTAGCAAAACTGGCCAAAGTGAACGGCATGGGTGGCTCTGGTGTGCGTGCATATTTGATGACGGATGGCACGGTTAAGGCCTGTGGCATGGGGACGAATAATGCAAACGGCGATCCGACAGGCTCGCATGTTTATGTGCCATCGCGGCTTACGCCTTTAGATTGCGATAAGCGATTTGTTGAGGTCGTTTCGGGTGGTATGCAGCATTATGCCCTGGCGGCAAATGGTGAAGTCTGGTCGTGGGGCTATAACAACTACGGTCAGCTCGGCCATGGCGATACCGCCAACCGTGCAGCGCCGACACGGATTGAATATTTCGTGACGAACAATATTCAAATCGCTCAGATCGTTCCCAGTCGCACCAATTATTACGATCATGCCAGCGTCCTGTTCCTGACCACGGACGGCAAGGTTTACGGCTGTGGTTATAATAACTTCGGCCAATTGGGGAACGGGACAACCGCAAACCAGCTTGTACCTGTGCGTTGCGGCTCTCTTACCAATATCGTCTGCCTGTCGATTTCGGGCATGCCGCATCATGCCTACGCGGTAGAGAATAACGGTAATCTTTGGGTGTGGGGCAATAACGCGAATGGACAGCTCGGTCTTGGCGATGCAACGGTGCGCCAAACGCCGATCCTGCATCCATCGCTGAATAATGTGGTCAAGGCTGTCGCCAGCGCGGGTTACACCACAGCAGGCAACGGGCCAACAGGACACGGGCTTATTCTTCGTGCAGATGGCACGATTTGGGGGGCTGGTTATAACGGATATGGCCAGCTGGGACTTGGCGACACCACGGATCGCACGAGCTTCACCCAAATCATCCATGCCGCCTTCTTCACAGATATCTTTGCTGGAGATGGCCGCTATCCCGCGTGCGGCGCAATCAGCCAAGATAAGGACGTTTATCTCTGGGGCTATAACGGTTACGGGCAAATTGGAAATGGGACGACAGCAAACGTGGCTGCGCCCTTCAAGCCGGTAGGCGCGTTCCAGGGCAATGTGACCAAGGCCGTGATGGGTGGCGGTGTTTCTGTTGATGGATGCGTCATCCAATCCGGCAATAAGCTCTGGGCCACAGGGTATAACGCCAACGGCAATCTCGGCATCGGTCATGCTTCGAATGTCAGCACGTTCCAGAAAGTTTTGGGCATCAGCGGCACGATTCAAGACTGGAATTTGTACGGCAATGGTTACGCCGCATGGGGTATCAGCGTGCTGTATGACGATGGCCGCGTGGATGCCTGCGGTGAAAATTCCGTGGGCGCTTGCGGCACACAGCCTGGCAACCTTCACAATGTTTTAGCCCTGACCAACGTCATTTTCTAAGGAGAAAAATCATGACAATCCGTTCCTATGTGAGCGGCAAAGAACTCAGCTTTGCCGAAAGCGAAGTCGCGCCCATTCACCTGGCCGAAATCGATGGTCGCAATTATTACGCCTATGCTGACAAACAAGCCGCTGCATCGGGTGGCAAGGTGGCCGATGATGCGCTGGAGCTGATTTACAAGCACAGCCAGCTTATCCGGCAAATCAAGGAAGAAGCTGCCCGCCGCATTCTTTTGCTTGCCCCGCAATGGAAACAGCAAAACGCGCTGATCGACATCTATCTGTTCGGCAAGCTGGAAAGGCTGGATGAACAGCAGCAGGCACGCCTACAAGAAGCCGAGGCGCTTTTGCAAAGCATTCAGGATATCCGCCAACGCTCTGATGAAATCGAGGCCTCGTTCCTGAAGGGTGTTGCCGTCGAGTACCTGACCGACCAGGCATGGGAATCCGACCATGCCTAATACCTTGCTCAGTGAAGCGCTGCGCGAGGCTTACGCTTCCGCGCCGAGCGATGTCGTCATCCTGCATACGCTGGAATTGCGCCATCCGTCCTTTTTGGATGATGACGGCCAGCCCATTGCCATTCGGGTGGTGCGGGATAATCAGGATTTGACAGCGCGGCTGGAGGCTGGCGCACCGTTGAACGCAGGGGCGATGGTGACATTTATCGCCATGGGCTTTGATCTTGAATTGCCGCCTATCGACACCGCGCCTGTGCCGGAAATCTCGATCACGCTGGATAACGCCAGCCGCGAGATCGTCAAGCACCTGGACGCGGCATCGGACAGTCAGAGCAAGATCGAGGTCACCTATCGCCCGTATTTGTCGGATGATTTGGAAGGGCCGCAGATGGAGCCGCCGTTCACGCTGGTGCTGACGGAAGTGAGTGCCGACACGTCCCGCGTGACAGGCCGCGCCCGCATGCTCGATGTCGGCAACAAGGCGTTTCCGTCTGAAACCTATAACTCTCTGCGGTTTTCAGGATTAACGCGATGACACATTGGGCTTTTGATTATATCGGAAAACCGTGGGTCGTCGCCTCGGACGGCCCCGATGCTTACGATTGCTGGGGTCTGGTTGTAGCGGTGCAAAGACGGCTTTACGGCCATGATTTGTCCATCATTCCTGTTGCAGAAAACGACATGAAAACCCTGATCCGCACCATGCGCGATCATCCTGAACGGCAAAACTGGCACACGGTGGCAACGCCGAAAGAAGGCGATGTCGCACTACTGCGCCAGTCCCGCCACCCCATCCATGTCGGTGTTTGGCTAGATGTGGACGGTGGCGGCATTTTGCATGCCGTCCAGGGCGCTGGGGTCGTGTTTCAAAGCCTGAACAATCTGAACATGACCGGCTGGAAGATCGAGAATTATTACCGCCACATCGAGGGATAATCTATGGCACAAGTCGCCATCCATCATAATCCGTTCCATCTGCACAAGAACGTCGATCTGTTCACGCCCCGCATCGGGCAGAGCATTCGCGGCTGGCTGGATGAGCGCGGCATCGTGGAGTTTTCCAAGCCCATCATCTGCATCGTGGATGGTGAGCCTGTTCTGCGTAAGGACTGGTCGCTGGTCATCGTGCAGAAGGAAACGGTCATCGCCTTTATTACCCTGCCGCAGGGTGGCGGTGGTGGCGGGAAGATTTTTCGTGCCGTCCTCAGCATTGCCGTCATGGTAGCTGCCCCTTATGCAGGCGCGGCGCTGGGGGCAGCCATGGGTGTAACAAGCACGGTGGGCATATCGCTGCTGACAGCGGGTGTTGCCCTGGCAGGCTCAGTATTGGTGAATGCCCTGATCCCGCCGCCATCCCCCAGCTCCGGCATAAGCTACAACCCAACTGCACCAAGCCCGACCTATTCAATTCAGGCGCAGGGTAATCAGGCACGTCTGGGAGAGCCGATCCCTGTCGTTTATGGCCGTCATATCATCTATCCCGATTTCGGTGCTGCGCCATATTCGGAATTTGAGAGCAACGAACAATATCTCTACCAGCTCCATGTCATCGGTCAGGGCGAGTACGATATTGAGCAAATCTGCATTGAAGATACGCCGATCACCTCATTCAAGGAGATCATCTACGAAATCATCCCGCCTGGCGGTGTGGTCACTATGCTGGACACGGATGTGGTCACCGCCCCAGAAATCGCTGGGCAGGAATTGCTTTCCATCGCCGATGGCGGGGATTGGGTCGGCCCGTTTGTGGCCAATCCGACCGAAACCACGACAGATCTGTTGGCGCTGGATGTGATCATGCCCAAGGGGCTGTATTACGCCAATGACAGCGGTGGTTTAAGCAGCCGCACCGTGTCGTGGGAAGTCCAGGCACGCCTGATTGACGATGAGGGCAATGCGCTGGGCGCGTGGGCAACGCTGGCCACAGAAACGCACACGGCGGCCACCAATACGGCTATTCGCAAGACTTACAAATATCCGGTCGCAGCGGGGCGATATGAAGTCCAGGCCTTGCGCACCAATGCCAAGGATAATTCCGCACGCGCTGGGAATGACATCAACTGGAGCGCCTTGAAATCGCATCTGGTCGGAGAGTCTAATTTCGGAAATATTACGATGCTGGCCATGAAAATGCGGGCGACCGACAACCTGTCGCAGCGTTCTTCCCGCATGGTCAACTGCGTTGTTACCCGCAAGCTGAAGACCTGGCATCCCAATATGGGCTGGAGTGCTTTGCAGCCGACGCGCTCGGTTGCCTGGGCGATGGCGGACATTCTAACAGCCAATTACGGCGCGAAACTGGTCGATGCTCGTATCGATCTTTCCGCGCTGGTGGCGCTGGATGCGATCTGGACGGCACGCGGTGACACGTTTAACGGGGTTTTTGACCGCAAACTGACCGTGTGGGACGCGCTGACGCAAGTCGCACGCTGTGGCCGCGCCATTCCGTTTTTGCAAGGTGGTCTGGTGCGTTTCGTGCGGGATGAGGCGCGCACGCTTCCTGTGGCCATGTTTTCACCGCGCAATATCGTCAAAGGCAGCTTCAAGATCGACTTCGTGATGCCAGGCGATGACACCGCCGACAGCGTCAAGGTCGAGTTTTTTAACCAGAAAACATGGAAACAGGATGAAATCATTGCCAGTCTGCCGGACAGCGCCGGAGAACAGCCTGCAAGCGTGTCCCTGTTCGGCTGCACCGATAAAAATCACGCCATCCGCGAGGGCATGTATATGGCGGCGGCCAACCGTTACCGTCGGCGCATCGTGTCCTTCCGCACCGAGCTGGAGGGTATGATCCCGACCTATGGCGATTTGATTGCTATTTCCCATGACATGCCGCGCTGGGGAGAAGCTGGTGACATTTTGGCTTATAGCGCCCCCGTGCTGTCCCTGTCTGAACCTGTGACATTTGGCGATACCGGAACACATTATGTGGTGTTACGTCGGAAGGATGGCTCTTTAAGCGGCCCGTGGATGGTTTCTGCGGGGGGAAACGCCTACCAGCTCCAGCTTTTGGAGGAAATCGATTTTACGCCCTACACAGGCACGGAGGAAGAGCGCACGCATTTTTCCTTCGGCATCGGCGAGCATTGGGGCGTGCTGGCGCGGGTTCTGGCCGTGCGCCCGCGCGGGGAAATCATTGAAATATCGGCGGTGGTGGAAAACCCGCTTGTCCATACCGCCGACCAGTAAAACTTTAAATGGAGAAAAGTGATGTCTGCTGCAAAACCACCGCAGCGGGAGGACATGATTGTCATACCGCGCAGCGAATTTGAAACCTTGCTGGAACAGGCTGCCTGCCGTGGCGCACGTAAGGCCTTGATCGAAGTCGGCCTGGCTGACGAGGATGCCGCCAATGATATCCGCACCCTGCGTGATTTAGCAGGCTCTATCAAAGTCATGCAGCGGACATTCCTGCAAACGCTGGTGCGCTGGGTCACGGTGGGACTTTTGGCTTTGCTGGTGGCAGGCGTTGCTGCCAAGGGTGGAATGTTCCACCGCTAACCTATATATTGATCAGGCAATAAATTATGGAGGTAATAATGAAGGTTCAAGATTTATTGGATCAACTGAAACAATTAGACCCAGATCTAGAGGTGGTATGTTACAGCGAAGATGAGGCGGCTTTCCAGAAGAAGCAGCTTTTCTTCACTACGGATAAAATCTCTGCCGTAAATGCAGAAATATCAAGAAATGAAAATGGGTTGCCTTTAATCAGTTTTCGAGGAAATAACCCTGTCGCTTTACTTGAGATGATAGCAGACGACTAACTTAGTAACTTTATAGTTTTTACACTTCAAAGCCGCCCATTTGGGCGGCTTTTTTATTTCAAAAAAAGGAGAAAAACCATGACGACCCAAAAACCACGCGGTATCCGCAATAACAACCCAGGCAACATACGCCGTAATAATGATCCCTGGCAAGGACTGGCCAAAGAACAGAACGACCGTGAATTCTTCACGTTCCAATCTGCCGTCTATGGTATCCGCGCCCTGGCACGGCTGTTGATCACTTATCAGGACAAATACGGCCTTTGCACCATCGAAGGGATTATTACGCGCTGGGCGCCGGCCATTGAGAATAACACCACCTCGTATATTCAGGCGGTGGCGCGGAACACGGGATTTTCTGCGCTTCAAACGCTGAACATGCACCGCTTTGAACATCTGAAGCCGGTGGTGGAAGCCATCATCCAGCATGAGAATGGCCAACAACCGTACAGCGACGCTGAAATCACCAAGGCACTGGTATTGGCTGGGGTGGAGCCGAAACAGCAGAACCTGCAGGCCTCGCGCACCGTCAAGGGTGGTCAGGTTGCCACGGCAGGTACGCTGGGCGCTGGGGCAATTGAAGCGGTACAAGAAACGCTGGAACCTGCGACAAGTGCATTGCTGGCCATTGCCCCATATCTGGAGGTGGCAAAATGGCTATTGCTGGCTGTCACCCTGATTGGCGTTGGCGTCATGCTGTGGGCGCGTATCGACGACCACCGGAAAGGCCTGCGCTGATGCTGAATATCCTTAAAAGCTGGCTTTCCAGCCATTTGCTGCGCCTCATCGGATGGGGCGTGGCAGGGCTTTCGGTTTTGACCGTCCTGCTTGGCGCACGCCAGGCGGGACGCAATGCAGAACGCAACGATCAACTTAAGAAAATCATAGAGGTAAAAGATGCGCAACTTCGTGCCACGCTGGATGCTCCCCGTACTCGCGGTGAGCTTGTTGACCGCCTGCGCAGGGGCAAATTCTAACCCTGCTACGGCATGCCCACCGATCAAGGAATACAGCCGTGAATTTCAGCGCAAGCTGGCTGATGAAATTGATGCGGCATCTGATAACGCTATTTGGCCTCTGGTAGTACAAGATTATTCACTTATTCGAAACCAGTTAAAATCTTGTATGTAAAAAATTAAAGCCCTACAACTCTTTTATATCCTTTTCGATAGGCTTGTAGATATCTCTTATTTCATCACCAGAATAGAAGTTGAGTAAATCTTCTCTGGACATTTGACCATCCTCTAAAAACTTTAGAAGGTATTTTTGGCTAAAGTCCATAGAAAGAAGGCTTTTTTCGAGTTGTGCCAATATCTTTTTATTCGTTTCAATGTTGCCTAGAACTAAGCTCTTTATATTTAGAACATCACTAATGTCTTTGATAATCCTATTTATAAAGACTGATAGAATGTCTTTATCTAAATTTACTGTATGGGCATTTATCGCGATATCTCTTGCAAGCATGTAAGCAATAGCAAGGTTGCTGTAATCTCCTTTTTGCGAGTTTATAATGGAAACTAGGCCAATAGCAGGTATATAACGCACATTTTGGATAGTATTTAATATACTGCTATCTGCTAATGATACATCCAATACAATTATACTAACTTTCCCATCTCGGTTCGCTTGAGCTTCTATTAACTGACTCCATGCTGTATCAGTTTTTCTAGAGAAAATATCTTTAGATTCAATGCTTCCAAGGCGTAAGCTTTTATCAAACTTACACTCAATGATAATTTTTAAATCTTCTTCTCCGTTTACTGTGCAGATAATATCGCCAGTCTTATTTTTAGGAATCACCCCTGCGTGGTTTCCAGACAATCGAGCCTTGTCTAAAAGTTTTTGTTCTAAGAAAAATTGACTCAAGAATGAAGCTATCTCATCTTCAGCAATCATACCTTTAATGGCAGACTTAAAGAAAATTTCCTGCTTCATATCAAATATCATTTTAAGGCTCTCAAGCTCTGTTCCAAGCTGATTGGCAGTCTTTGAGAGAAAAGAAGATAAGCGATCCTCCATCAGAGCTAGTACGCCAATGTATATTGCTCTTAGAAGTTTTTCATCGCGTTCCGAAGATGGTAAGTTATCAAAAAAATTGAAGACCACAGGATTATCAAGCTCAAATCCATCAAGCTCTACTCTTTTGTTCTTTTGATTTAGAGATAAAATTGCCATGG